GTCGGCTACGCGGCTCACCCGCTGGATCGTTGCCGTGGTATTGAACGTGGTCGCCAGTAACTGCCGGAACCGCGTCACGTCCCGTGGCAGGGTCACGCGATGTACCGATTGCCTCGGCGGAACTGGTCGATGAGCGCCTTCGATGAGCTAGGCACGTTCCTGCCGCCCATGGTCACGGTTAGCTCATTGCCCAGCTTGTAGCTCGCCACGCCAGGCACGACTAGATCATTCACGCCACCATCAAGGTCTGCCGCCATCATGGTCAGGTTGCGCACACCAGCCGGCACGTCCTCGATCTGACAGTACCCAAAGCGCCCCACAATGCGCACTGCGTTGAGGTATGAGGGGAACGAAAATCTCCCTGATGGGAACTTGCGCATGATCGACGTAAACGGCACCCCATCGGCTACCGCGTTGATCGGGGCCAGGTAGAAGTCCGCACCCTCAGTCCACGTCGTCTCGTACGTGCCATCGCCATTGGCGTCTGTGGTCAGGCTTGTGATGCTGAGCACGTCATCAGGCACGTCAACCTGCCAGTACCACTCAGCCGTGTAGTAGCGCGTCTCGTCCGAAGCTGTGGTGTAGAAGCGCCTGCCGCATACCTGCTCAACCCAGCGAGACGCACCGTCCAGCACGCGGTCAACCATGAAGTCATGGTCGTCGTCCGTGATCCCTAAACGGTCCTTGTACTCGGCTCGACTTACGTACAGGATCGCCATTTTTTAGGCACCAACCATCGCGTGCGCATAGGATACGACAGCGCCGGCTACCTTTGTCAGATCCTGCTCGGTGAGCCACCAGCCATTCGGGATGGCAACCTCATGCGCAGCGAAGTGGTCGACGCCAGGCAACTCGCCACCGTAGTAGCTGAATGCGCTGTGTGTGTCGTTGCGCGCATGCACCTGGCTCGCCATGACGCCCTGCGCGGTCATGTGGCGAATGAACGCCTGCTGATCGTCTACGAGCACCGTGTAGAGCCACCATGAGCCGTTGTCGTCGGCTAGTGGCAGTGTGACGGTCGGTAGGCCCTTGAGCGCCTTGGATAGCCAGGCAGCGTTCTGACGCGCCTTAGCGACGATCCAGGGCATGTGCGGCATGTTGCCCAGGCCGATAGAGGCAGCTACGTCGTTCATATGGGCCTTGTAGCCAACCTCCTTGATGTTCTGTGCGCAGCGGAAGTCTGCGCTCGACTCACGGTCCAGCCCATACCAACGTAAGAGTTTGGCTCGCTGATACTGGTGCGGCGGGACGAGCAGCGCACCACCGTCGCCAGTGGTCAGATGCTTGATCGCCTGGAAGCTCCAGGCCACGTAGTCGCCACGGTTGTCAGGCTGGACACCGAGCAGGTTGTGCGCAGCGTCCTGAATGATCGGAATCCGCCCGTTCAACCAATCAGCCTGATTGTTGATATAGCCGGTCAGATGGTGCAGGCCCTTGTAGTCACAAGATCGACCAGCCCAATCAACAGCCAGGATCGCCTTAGTTCGCTTCGTGATCTTACGCCCTACGTCGTTAGGATCTATCAGGCCCGTCACCGGGTCCACATCAGCCCAAACAATTTTGGCCCCACGATGCACCAGCGGCGTATTAGTGGCCGTACAAGTCATGGGCGTCGTGATCACCTCATCGCCCCGGCCCACGCCGATCAGGTGTAGGGCCAGATCGAGCGCGGAAGTGCAGGAGTTCAGTGCTAGTGGCGTTTCCAGTCCCACTAGCTCAGCGAACTGTCGCTCGAACTCCCGCACCTTCGGCCCTTCACCCAGGTAGACGCGGCCATCTGTCCCTGGCGTGACGGTCGTAGCCAACTGCCCCATTACGGCTTGAGCGTCCACGAACGGGCGGAACAGGTCGATCATTCGTCGTACCTCCTGTAGCCCGGTCGGGCGCTAAAGCCAGTCGCGGCATAGAAGCCTTGCGCACCCTGCGTTGACAGCAAGTCGATGCGCGTGCCAGGGAACTGATTCTGCACATGGTCGAGCAACGCCCGCCCCACGCCACGGCGGACGAACTTGGTATGCACCACGATCTCGCAGACGTACGTCACCAGCGATTCGTCGGTGATCACCCTGATGAACCCTGCTAGCTCGTCGTCGGCAATCGCTGTATACGAACGTGAGTGCATGATGGCCTCGAACGTTGGTAAGGCTTCATCACGCCAGCCGTTCGCACGCAGCAGATCCTGCACTGCCTGAAGCTCATCCTGCCAGAAAAAGCCGATATGCACTAGATCACCGTCGTCGCACTGAGTGCCTGCTCAGCGTACCACCGTGGACTGTACGGGCCATCGAAGCCAGGCCGCGTCTCTAGCCCCAGGCCATTCGTCAGGTTCTGTTGGCTCAGGCGCGCATAGTTCTGGCGACTGCGCTCTACACAGTAGTCCATGCCGAACCACCGATAATGAAGTAACTTGAGCGGCTTGTAGTCATTGACTGCGCAGAGCACGTTCGGCGTGTACACCATGTACTCATGGCGACCAGCGCCCCAGGCTAGCTCAGTCTTTGGATCGACCACACAGGACTTGTCGTAGCGCCCGGCGCGGAAGCCTGTCTTGATCTCGTCGTAGATCTGACCATCGCCTGACGGTGGGCCATCAGCAGTCATGCAGTAGCCGGTCACCGTGGGCATCTGAACGCCTTCGCGTGTCAAACGGCGCAGTGCCCCAGGCATATCATCGGCGTAAATAAACTCATCTGCGTCAACCCAGATAACCCAGTCGGCCTTGCCCCGGGCTACCTTGTACTCCTGATTGGCGAGCGTCACCATCGCCAGGTCGTCTATGCCTGTCCATGAGCACGCTCTGACTTCGCCACCAGCGGCCCTGACAATGTCTGGCGTCCCATCGTCTGACTCATCGTCGTACACGATCACCCGATCAGCGAAGCCCCCATAGTGCCGCATGAAGTACGGCATGAGCATCGACTCGTTACGGCAGACCGTATAGACCCAACAGGTCACAGACGCCGTAGCCAGAAGTCAGGCACTCGCCACGACGCGGGCGACATGTGCGAGTAGCGCACCGTGTCCATGCGTAGCCCCATGTCCCAACACTCAAGCAGAAAGCCTGGTTCTAGCGGGATCTTGCCCGCGATACCGTTCGGATACTCGCTCTGCACCAGATTGACGGTCGGCACCACCAGCCGTGAACGGCCCCACGACAGCATGCGACGGGCGTCCGTCTCGCTGCGCCAGCACAGCGCACCTCTCGCCTCTAGCTCGCTAGGCGAGTGCGGGTTGATACGAGCCACCATACGGCGTACGAAGTCTGTCTGATAGATCGTGCCCAGGACTTCCCACGGATAACCCCAATCGGTAGCACCATCTTCGACGTTCCACGTCCCATCCAGTGCGAATGCAGGCGCTGGCATCGGGTTGCCGAACATATCCAGCATGACATGACTGCCTAGCCGCAGCGACAAGCCTATGAGATCGACCGTCCAGAGCGCGCCATCAGGCTCGAATTGGCGCGTGAACACCACGTCATCGCAGCCAAACATGGTGTACGGCACATCAGGATCGAGCGACTTGGCTACGTCCTCAGCAAACACCTGCTCTTGTCGCCAATGCACCTGTGGGAACTCGTCCGCAACCTCTAGGTACGCCTTGGCGAACCACTCAGGCTCAGAGCGACAGATCACAGTCACGCTCGCCTCAGTGGCGCAGTTCTGGTAGAACGACGTGAGATAGCCGTGCAGTTGCAGCGGCCTATTCTTCGAGAACACAACCACCTGTAGCCGCGTCACAGGCTTACGAAGCGGTCCAGTACGTCACCGACGTAGCTTGTGCCATCAGGATCGTCAAACGACGCCAGCCCGATGTAGAAGCCACGATCATGAATCGCGTCCGCACCTGGCAGCAAGCCGCTCAGAACCAGTGGCGTCGTGCGCGCTACTGGTTGTCTGGCGAAGTTGCCGGCGATGATGGGCCGCGTCTCAATGCCATGCTCTTCAAGATACGCGCATAGTTGGCGCTTATTGAACGGCGCGTCAGGCTTCACCATCAGCGGAAAGCCATGCCACGACGGACTACAGTCCGGCAGGACCGTCACGCCATCCAAGAGCGTCCAGTGCCGCATGTACGTGCGCTCCGCGAGCCTGTGGAAATTGATGCCTCGCCAGTGCCTGAACCGGGCGAGCTTTGGGATCTGCTCGACGCCAAACGCCCCCTGTAGCTCAGTCGGGCGAATGTTGTAGCCCCAGGTCGGGAACCAAAAGTGATACTCCTTGGTCGGCTCCCACCCGTGCGAGCGCCACAGTCGGTACATGCGCGGATCGTCGTCCGTAACGACCATCCCACCTTCCATCGTGCTGAGCAAGTGGCTGAAGAAGAAGCTGAACGCTGCCGCCTGACCGAACATCCCCACGTGCCGTGATCGCCAGGTCGAACCCATCGCCTCGCAACAGTCCTCGATGATCGTGGTGGGCGTGAGCCGTTTGATCATGTCGATATCACCCACGTTGCCCAACGCATGGACGAGGAATATTGCTTTTGTCCTAGTACTCAATAGCTTGCCCAGCGACGCTACGTCCATCTGAAGTGTGGCAGGGTCAACGTCTACGAGCCTGACCGTGTAGCCGGCCATGAGCACGGCCCAGATCTGCGTAGGCCACGTTACCGCCGGCAGTAACACCTCGTCGCCTACCTCAGCAGGACCAAGCCCATGTGCCACCAACAGGTCAGCGGAACTGCCCGAGTTGACCATGACCGCATGCTTGCGGCCTACGTAGCTGGCGAACTGATGCTCAAACCTGGCTACAGCCGGCCCACAGGTCGTGCGTCC